TGGCAGAAAATTATCAACAAAATGTAACAATTGATGCAAGGTTAGACTTACCTACCATATTAACTGAAATAGATTTACAAATAGATACATTTGGCCAAACGGAGTATGAAACAATTGGGTTTGGTATTTATGCAGAAAATGGACACGCAATTAGAACATATTTTGATAAAAATGGTAGACGTGTAAAAGAAAGAATTAAAGTTAATTTAGTAAAAGAAGAGAAAACACGAAAAATTAATGTTTGGAATGTAATAACACCGGATAGAAAGGGTGACCCAAGAGGTGGAATGCGTGCTGAATTGGAAACATATTATGAAACAAAATTGTATATTCAACCATATTCTGGTTCAACAACAATCACCGCCGGAAAGAATAACATTGTTCAGGTAACTGCCGTTGATGGATATTTACCAACACATTATAGAAATACATCGGATTTAACAACTGGATTACAAAATAGTTTCTTTAGAGGTTCAAAAAATACTGCAGCAACTACTTTAGATGGTAGTTCTCCTGTTGAAACGTTCATATCTAATCCAACCACATTAACTGTAAATAAAACTGGTAGAAATACGGCAGAACCAATTTTGGAAGTAGAATAACTAAATTTAAAAAATAATTATATTTATAAACAAAGATAATATTATACTATGGGATATTTAAGCAACACAGAATTAACCGTTGATGCTATTCTTACCAAAAAAGGTAGAGAAAAATTAGCAGCAGGACAGGGTTTAAACATTACTCAATTTGCATTAGCAGATGATGAGATTGATTACACATTATATGAACCAGCTCACCCATTGGGAACACCTTCTTACGACGCAGCTATTAAAAATATGCCTGTGTTAGAAGCTAATCCTGATGAGACACAAGTAATGAAATATAAGTTGGTAACTTTACCAAAAAATACAACACGTATTCCGGTTGTTGAGCTTGGACAGGTCCCAAGTGGATTAACTCAAAGAAGTGGTGAAATTACTTTGAATCCAACCACATCCGGTGGAGGAAATAGAAGTTTAGGATATACTGTTGTATTGTCTAATAAAAATGCCGGTGATATCATCGGAGAAGGTGTAACATCAAATGTTGGTTCAGTACCTTTATTTATAGGTGATGATGTGTCAGCAACGGCAGTGGTAGCTAAAGGGCAAACTTTTAAATTTATTCCAAACCCATCTTTAACTTCGACTATCAAAACAACTATAACAGTTTATGGTAACGAAACGGGTGGTTCACAAACAATTCCATTAACAGTAACTTACGTTCAATAATAAAAAACTATGGCATTAATAAGAGACAATAGAGGAAGCCTTTTAGCAAGTAATTTATCAACTTACTTAGCGGGTGCAGCAAACACCGCAGGGACTCCAATCGATACTAACGAATTAGTTAGAATCGTAAACCAATTTTTAGGAACAGGTGAACAAATCAGTTCAGATATCGCTACTATTAGTAATGGTATTTATAAAAAATTTGGTACAATTGATAAAGTAACTAATAGAACTGAAATAGTAACTTCTGGAATATGGAGTGGTGATGCGGGTTCTTTAGCAGTAGATGCAACCTATACATCATCTGTACAAGTAACAGGAATTAGTGGTAAATATTATATAGATGTTTATAATGCAGTATCATCATCGGATAATGCAGAAGTTCAATTCTCATTAGCATATGGAGATGCATTGGGATATGGTTCTCCTAACTTTGGTCAAAGTGATGATTCATTTAGACAATCGTTAGCAGTATATAATCAATTTAAAAATGTATTATTAGATAGTTCTGATAATTATTTTAGTATCTATACTGGTTCAACTGCAAATGGACATGATATGAAATCATTCTACGCAATAAACATCAATAGAGCTAGATACAAAGAAAGATTAGACCCAGGTAATATCTCAATAGATTTATCGGGTTCAATAGGAGAAATAACATTAATCGATGATAGTGGCGGAACAGATGAAAATGTAACAACTGCCGGTAGAGTGTATAACTTAGTAGAAGGTGATTTAAATATTGGTTCTGCATTAACTTCGAGTATAACGTCTTATTATGATATAACTTCAAGTCAAGGATATGGTTTATTTTATCCAGATATGGGAATTATTTTATTAAATCCAACTGCTTTAAAAAATAAAGTAGGTGCCGATTTAGCAGCTGCAACTACTTCTTCAGCTGGTGTGTATCACAATAATTCATTAAGTGGTACAACATATACAAACACATCTGGTTCAATGGCTTTATTAAAAGCATTGGCAAAGGGTGCTGACTTTCAAGTAAGAAGAACTGAAAATGTTTCAACTTCTCATTATTTTGTAAGAGCAAACAATAGAGAATTTAACTTCTCAAACAACCCAACATTCGTAACAGGTTCAGTTGGTGCATTTGTTAATTCATCATTTGAAAGAGACCCTAAAGTTTATATTACAACTGTTGGTTTATATGATGATGCAAATGAATTATTAGCAGTAGCAAAAACTTCAAGACCAATTGAGAAATCATTTGATAAAGAAGTAGCAATTAAAGTTAAATTAGACTTCTAATCGGAGAATAAAATAAAAAACTATGGCCCACCTTAATTTGGTGGGTTTTTAGTTTTAAGATATTTATATACGATATGTTAAAAAGAATACCCAAGTCGGATATTAGTATAAGGCCTTTCAAAGCTTATAAGGAATGGAGTTTTAGTGGTTCGGCTGCAACTGCAGAACCTAGAATTGCATTGTTGGAAGCTGAATTGGGTCAGTATGATTCAACCGGAAGTAATGTAATTACAACCGGTAACTTAAGTGGTTCTTCATTTAATAAACATTCGGTATACGGACAATTAAGAGCTCAATTTTATAATGGAAACGAAGATAATCCATTTACAAGAACCGGCCATAAGAATAATCAATACGATAATATTGATGCCTCAAAAGATAGATTTTTAAGTGGCAGTGCAAAAGTAATTTCTATACCACAAATTTATGTTGGAGAAGGTATAAAAAAAGGGTCTGTTTTATTGGTAGATAATAATACGGAATATGTAGATGATTTATACGGAAATATAATAGATACTTCAGGAGATAGTATAACTATAATTTCGGTTGATATTGAATCGCGACAAATAGTATTTACAGATTTGTTAGCAACACCATACACCGTATCGATAGATATAGCTCCTGCTATGGATTTCGATATACAAAGTGGTACGTTCAATTTAGTATATAACGGGACAAACTATGATAGTAATATTATATCATTTGATGTAGAATCGGGTATAATGGTTGTAGATAATATTGAATTTTTACAAGGAGGGGCCGCTGTTAGTAAAATTGGTAACGTATTTTATAATCAAGGATTAATTGTAATAACAAGGGATGTTGCTAATAAGTTAACAAGTGGGTGGCAATTGGATTACAAATCAACTCAAACAATTTACGAACACGAATATCTTTTGGTTGTAAATGAAGATGAATTTAATGTGTCACAAAACCCATCAGCAGTTGTAGAAATTGGTAGAGTTGATGAATACATAAGAGGAACGGATGGTAAAATATATAAAACAACTACTGCACCTGGAACTAAGTATATTAAAAAGAAATCAATATTGGAAGATGGTAGTATTTTGGATTATAGAATACCATCATCATTTAAAGCAAATGTATCCGGTGGATTTGAACACTATGAATTAAGTGGTTCAGTAGATAGTACAGGTTCATTTTTAGCACCATTTATTACTACCGTTGGACTATACGATGACAATTGTGATTTAGTAGCTGTTGCAAAATTACCACAACCAATAAAATCAGAACCAGATATTACTGTAAACTTTATTATCCGTTTTGATACATAATTTATATTTATAAGTAAAATAAAAAGAATATGTCTAAAATATTAGAATTATACAAAGCACAACAATCAGCATTAGGTGTTGATAAATTAGGATTTGATGCGGGTGTAAACGCAAAAACACCATATACTACAAATGATTTGAAAAAAGCAGATGAACAAGTTTTAACTGCAGCAAAATTCAAAACAGGTAGAGGTGGTGAAGTGAATGAGAAAAAATACTCAGACACACTTAAAAAATAAAACAATTTAATGGCTAAAAAAGTTACAAAAAAGAACAATCCTAAATGGGTTGCACAAAAATATGGATTTAAGTCTGGTTTAGAAGAAACCATTTCTCAACAAATAGAATCACAAGGAATTAAAGTAGAATATGAAACTGAAAAAGTTCCATACATAATTCCTGCATCCACTCACCACTATCATCCCGATTTCAAACTACCCAATGGTATTAGAATAGAGACAAAAGGTAGGTTTGTGGCAGCTGACCGTAAGAAACACTTATTGGTTAAAGAACAAAACCCAAATATGGACATTAGGTTTGTATTTTCCAATTCAAAGAACAAAATCACCAAAAAGTCAAAAACGACCTATGGGGATTGGTGTGAAAAGAACGGATATAAATATTCGGACAAAATCATCCCAAATGAGTGGTTTTTAGAGGAAAATAGACCTTAAAATATTTGGTAATATCAAATATTTGTCGTATATTTAAGTCGTGTTGAAGCAAAATGATAAGAATATAGTCGTATCTACCCTTACTGGTATTTTAGGTAGTTATCTCAATCTCAAAGGGAATGAGTTGGCATTTTACTGTCCATTCTGCAATCACCATAAACAAAAACTACAAGTTAATACGGAAACCCAAAAATGGCATTGTTGGACTTGCAATAGTGGTGGTAAAAAATTGACCTCTTTATTAAAGAAGTTAAATGTTGATAGAAAGACTATTTCAATTATTAGAGAAATATATGGAGATAGCAATTATAACCCACTTTTAGAGGATGCCGATACAAAGGTGTTCATTTCCTTACCAAAAGAATTTATATCGCTTAGTGAGACTCCAAAGGGGTTTAATCCTGAATATAAACACGCAATACATTACCTAACTCAAAGAGGAATAGGTATTAAAGATATAATCAAATATAATATAGGATATTGTAAAGAAGGGTTGTATGGACAAAGAGTAATTATACCATCATACAATTCCGATGGTACATTAAATTACTTTGTTTCTCGTTCGTATTATCCAGAGAACAAAATGAAATACAAAAATCCTCCAATCAGTAAAAATGTAATATGTTTTGACTCCCAAGTAAATTGGAATGAACCGATTATACTATGTGAAGGTGTATTTGATGCAATCACAATTAAAAGAAATGCAATTCCATTATTAGGTAAATTTCCATCAAGAATATTGGTTGAAAAAATCTTTATGAGTGGAATTACCGATATTATTATTTCATTGGACAACGATGCAATTAATGAGGCACTTAAAGCTGCCGAATATTTTAGAAAACAAGGTATTCATGTA